AGTTGGTTGCATTTGTTGTATCAAATAATTTGAGTGAGCCAGCGTCAAGACCCGATCTTGTGCCGCTAAATGCTTCACTAGAGTTGGTTGCATTATGGTAAAGAGCATAACGCGAAGCGGAGTTATCCCAACCGAAGAAACCAACACGGGCAGTCGAATCGTAGTATCGGAATTCGATACCACGATCTTTAGCATCCGACTGGGTAGGAGCAGTGTCTCCACCTAAAGTAATGACAGGATCATCCAGAGTCATTACTGTGCTATTTACTGTAGTCGTAACTCCGTTAACTGTCAAGTTACCTTCGATAATGGCATTGCCATCGATGTCGAAGTCACCGTTGATAGTAACGTTATCAGTAAATGTGGATACAGCGTTAACTGTCAATACATCAGTGTTTGCATCACCGATGGTGGTCAGAGGACCATTGATTGTAAATCTTTCGTTGAATGTAGCGTGACCATGGACAACGATAGCACCATCAGTAGCGTTACCCTGACCAACACGACCAATAGTCGTGAAACCAGACTCGCCAAGGACAGAGAATTCAACGTTGTCATTGGTGTTGACCTTACCAATGTAGAAGTCATCGCCAACATGCAGGTCTTGGACAATACCAACACCACCAGCAACTCTCAGTTGAGCATCAGCATCATCTGCAAAGGATGCGTTGTGTGCTGTGCCACCACCAAGATAGGTGCGATACAGGATATCAACGTTGTTGAGCAGAGAAGGACGTGTGCGTGCTGTGCCAGCATCTTTGACGACCAGACGGTCTGCCAGATAGATGTCACCACCAACACGGAGATCCTTATCCATGTTAACACCACCAGCAAAGGTGGCATTGCCGCCACTGCTCAGAGTGATGTCTGAGTCAGTCGTAGCAACAGCGATATTGTTAGTGCGCTCAAAAGTGTTGACACCACCAACATTAAGACTACCTTCGATGTCAGTGTTTCCATTCGTGCTTAGGATACGGAATGTTTGACTACTGCCATTAGTAATAGTGAAATACTTACCAGTGGTATCGAGAGTAATGTCGTTATGGAAGAGCGCAGTGCCGTCCAGGTCAAAGTTAGCGTTGAATGTAACATTGTCATCAACGTTAAGAGTTGAATCGAAGTCAACAGCATTGATCACATGGACCGTGCCCTGAATCTCGGTGTTACCGTTATCAGTATCAACAGTAAACTGGTTAACCGATCCAGCAGTGCGGATGATAAATTCTTTGTTGTCAGCACTGATGATGAGATTATCTGTAATCTCAGTTTCAAGTTGAATGTCCAGTGTGCCTTCGATAACTGTGTTACCAGTTGCACTCTCGATAGTAAACTTGTCAGTAGTATTGTTTCTAACAGCGAAGTTGGCATCGATGTCAACTGTGCCGTCAATCTCAACGTTACCATTCAGGTGAGTCGTGCCACCGACGTTAAGATTCTCAGAGATACCTGTGCCACCAGTCACCACCAAGGTGCCAGTTGTAGGTGTCTTCCAAGTAGAAGAAGTGTTTGTGGTTAGTCTGAGGTTACCAGCAATGATAGGAGCGTCAGTGCCACTGTAAACTTCAGAGGTGTTAGTCGCGTTGTAGAGGAAGCGATACCCGCCAGTGCCAGACCATATGTTAGCATCCGCGTAATCTTCGTCCCACCCATAGAATCCAAATCTCTCTTGGGAATCATAGTATCTAAATTCGATACCACGGTCCTTATTGTCATCTGTTGTAAGAGTATCCTCACCACCCAGCGTCATGATGGGGTCTTGGATAGTCACCACAGTTGAGTTGACTGTTGTGGTTGTGCCATCAACAGTAAGATCACCACGGACTCTGACGACGCCAGTGGCATCATCGTCATCATTGGGATCCAGGATCATCGTGGAGTTTGTAGTTGAGAGGACGTTATCCTGAATATGGAAGTCCTCAACGTTGACTCTATGGTCAACGTCAGTCACGTTAATAGTGATGTCCTGATCAGCAGTCAGGTTGAAAGTTGCATCTCCACCACCAGCATTGGTGACGTTGATGTCCATGGAGCGATTATTCGCTTCATTAACTTCTAGAGCAATCTCTAGATTTCCCGAGGTTCGCTTAATGAACTGGTCGGCTTTTGTAACATCAAGAGTAATGTTACCACTGATGGTAGTATCGAGGTTAATGTCAACAGCACCAGTGAGAGATGATCCACTGGTGGCGCTACCGTTACCGTTAGCGTCGTCAGCAGTAATAGCAGGATAGGAATTGCCCTGATCCAAAACTGCAGGTTGGAAAGGATACTCGCTAGTATCGTAACCGACGATACGGAATACGCTACCGCCAGTTCTGTTGTTAACGTTAATATGATTAAGCTTGGTAATGCCATGATAAGCATTATCAGTCGTCCTTTCGGGGTCCAGCTCAAAAGTTTCAGTAGCATTTTGATCCGTAAACATCAAACGACCCAACGATTGTAGTTGGGAATTCTCAATCGCGTTTGCAGCGATTGTTACATGACCATTAGCGTCTACGTTGAAGTCTTCTTGGTCGAAACTCGCAAGACCCTTTTGCTCGACGGTATCAGTACCCAGGTCTCTCCATCCACCTTGATCGTCTGCATCACCACCTTGGATGTTGTGAGATGGCTCTCCGAGTCCTGCAGGGATATTCCTAATCGCCGCTTGATAGACTCTACCGTTACTTGCAATAATCTTGGAAAATCTAGGATAAGCAGTAGCGTTATCGTAAGTGGTGAAAGATGTGCCATCTTTAGCTCCTTCAGTTGCCGTAGCAATCGGTGAAGTATTAGCGTAGGTCAGACGACCATATCTGTCAACCTGCAAGTTAACTGTATTAACGGTCTCTTCACCAGTGGTAGCACTGACCAAAGGATTGACCAGAGGGTCCATCGAAGAGATAGTATTATACCTACCAACCACAACCGTGGTATCTGCTAGGTCAATAAATGGGTTAGATGACTGACCGTTACCATTCTGTACAATAATACGGTTAGCACCACCAGTAATGGTGCGGTTAACCAGTGTGCCTTCAGACTGCCTAGAGATAATACCAAAACCTGACATATTTGCCAGAGAGGTAAGATCAGAGTCGATTGGTTGTGCGTCACCAATGCCGTATTCAGCAAGGGTTGTAGGTGTTTCAGCATCCACAATACGACCACGAGAATCCACCGTGATACGAGTATAGGTGCCAGTTGCTGCTAGATTATTTTCATCATAGTGGGGCAATGCCACCACATAATTCAATTCGGCAGTAATGGTGAGGTTAGAGGATCCATCAAAAGTACCTGCACCAGACATGTCGCCACCCAGAGCGATCTGTCTTGCGTTTGCCAGTCGTGTTGCCGTAGCGGCGTTACCGACGAGAGAAGCAGTAATTGCACCTGCCTCAAAGTTACCGTCAGCATCTCGTTTAACGAGAGTGTTAGCGGTGTTTGATTCCGTCTCGATCGGTCTCTCATATTTCAGAGAGTTCCATGCGGTGACGCCATCACCGATCTTGATACGCGAAGTATCAATTTCGATACCTAACTCACCTTGGGCGAGAATAGGGTTGACGTTTGCCCACTGCTGAGCACCGTCACGTCTTAATTGAATTCTATTTGCCATTGCTTAAAAGGATCCTAGCACAACAGTTAGTCTGTCTGACTTATTTATGTCACGAAAAAACCCCCTTAACGGGGGCAAGGGGTCAAGTCTTATCCAGATCGTCGGGATCGATAGTCCCATCTGGTCGAGGCTCGATTTCTTCTTCGGCAGCAGGTGGATTGAGATATTCCAGAGTCTCAATAGCACCGAGAAGTTTAAGAGCAGTTGCCTCGTTACTCTTAATTTTTTCTGACATCTCGCGATTCTCTTTCAAGAGATTCTGATAACGAGTTTTGAATTGCTCAAGCAATTCCTCCTGAGAGGCGGTTTCAGTCACATCAGCTGGCATTGTTGTCTCCGTGTAGTAATGATTTAAGTAAGTTTTTGATTTCACCTATATCCGATTTTAACTCAGATACCTCATCTTGTAAAGTGGTCAACTTCTTTTCCTTAGTTTCGCGACGCTTATATGCTGCCATATAGTTATCGTACTCTGACACGTTGCAATTTACAATCGCATTTGAATCAGGGTCTCGATACCAACCTTCCCTGCCCTCGACAGGGATTAGGTCTTCTTTGAATGGTTTGATGTAATCAGAGTCGCTTGACATATTCAAGAATAATAATTATAATCAACCGTGTTAGGTTGCAAGAGCAATAGACCTTAAGTCAGCTATAAGTGGCACTCGAGCCTGATTCTTAGATCTCATCACGATCTTCACTTGGAAGGCGTTGAAGTTAAGTCCCCTTGCTTCATATGTATAATCCTTCCAGAGGTACTCTTCTGTAGGAGTCGTGTCATATGCTTCACCCAAGTTTTGATTGGAAGTGGGAAGACCCATTTGTGTCCAACCAATAGTATTAGGATCGGTCGCGTCGCCAACCTTGAATGCCTTGTAGTAAATACGAAGCTCGGTAGCAGGGTGACGGGTGACTTGGAAGTCAATCTTCAGTGAGCGTGCTTCTCTACCCAGACGTGCAAGACGTGTGATATAGACAGCATCGTTTTGATCACCGATTGCCAGAGTCGAAACATCCTGATCTCTATCGATCTGTGACTGTTGACCATAAGTTGATTGTCCACCTGGCCACATATTCACGCGGTTAGATGTTGTAATCAGTGACACACGGTCAAGGTCAATACAGGGAGAGAGATTAGATCTATCAGTTTCAAGCTGGCAAGTCATAGTAAGAGACTTGTTACCATCCAGTTTGTTTTGCTCGTTGATCTTAGATGCAACCATCTGAGGAGCAGTAAACTGGTTTTGCTCATTCAACACAATGTCCACATAAGTGCCGTTGTTGATGAAAGAGTTTTGATCAACCACAGTAGATCCGTCTCCGACAGATGTAGCAGTGGTAGTATTCAAACGGGCAGTAATCTGAGTGTCAGGCATGACCATCGTAGACACCGTAGGTGTGATGGTTTCAAACTGGACATTCTGAGAAGCGTAAACTTGAGTGCCGCCGCCACGAATACCATTAGTTGCAACATGATCAATGTGCAACATATAAGTATCTAGCCAAGGACAAGAGATGTTGCTGTGGACCTTATTGATTTCCGTCAGAGGAATACCATCAAGGTTGTAACATTCAACAACTGCACCTGAGGGGTGCTCAACATCAGCAGTGCCGTTATTACCTCTACCAGAGGTAGCAACTGTGATTACCTGACCGTTGGTAGAGATAGAAGAGTACTGGATAATCTCATCTTCAATCTTCAGATAACCTTGATTAAGGTTACCGATAGGAGATCCACCAATAATGGTGTGGAATTGAGATGCATCGTTGACCTGAATCGAAGTAGCGCCAGCAGTCAGAGTAGTGGTCAGTGTAGTAGGAGGCACTTCAGAGATAATACCCTCAACCTCAACGTTGTTACTACGTTGGTGCATACCGTGGTTTCTGTGATAAACCAGCACTTCCTTGTCATCGTTAGGATAGGAAGGAGCAGCAGTAGGATATGCGTCGTAAGAGTCGCCTGTGTAGTTGATGCTAGTGATTGTTGCAGATGTGCCACCTGGCTCAGACAGAGTATCCGAAACATCGAATGCTCTAGTAATATAGTTAAGTGTCAGAGTTTGAGTGCCAACATCATATGCTGTTACAACACCAGTCGCAGCAGATGTAGATCCACTGACTACATCACCAACCTCAAAGGTGCCGTTAAAGATTGCAGACAGGACAATCGTGGCGACAGATTGAGATGAGGCGATACCTTGGAAGGTATTGTTGTTAGCATCAAGGAAACCAGCAGACCAGATACCATCGATATCTGTAATTGTAATGGTCTCAGGATCAGACACAGCATCGAATTCAGTAATCGTGCCTTCTGCACCAGAAGGTGTCTGGATAATTCTTGCACCAACTGTAAATGTATAGTTACTGCCAACAGGAAGTGTGAGAGTTTGCTTGGGTTTCAGAGTCTGGATTGGATTCTCAATCAGTCTGTGAATACCACCGTTACCCTTACCAAGCTCAGCGTTGTTAAACAGCGCGGTGCCCAGATTCTGAGTAAACTCAGCACGATACATGGTAAACTTCAAGTCCTCATACTGGTCAGCAGTCCAGGTAGATGCGTTTTGTGACTTGAAGAGCACACCAGCATATGGTTGCTCAGAGATCGTCCTGGTGCCAGAGACATCAATGTCACCCATTCTGGAGATCCAAACGTTATATTCGTTGGAGTCAGACAGAAGGACGAAGCAGTATTCAATGTTTGACTTGATATAAACAGGAGATCTGAATGTAAATCTAGTAGGAATACTTGCGTTTTCCGACAACTCAACAGTGTCAGGATCGATAGTAGTGTCAGAGAAAGGAAGAATATCCTTAGTAGGATAACCATTCTCCATGGTCCTGATCTGAATAGAGATAGGAATGTTAGCGTCCTTAGTCCTGAAGTAGATATCAACACCAGTTAGGAAACTACCACCTTCCTCGTCAACAATAAAGGATTGTGCGAGAGGGTCATACCAACCAATTTGACGTTGCTCAGTCCTGGTAGTAATAACAGTCCTTTCGTCGTTAACCGTATCACGGACAATTTCAGCATTACGGACAGCAAGGATATTCTCTCTAACTGTCTGCAAGGTGCCGCTTGCTGAGTAAGTAGCATCAGCAGAGGAGTCCACGTTTCCAGGTGTGCGATCATTCACATCTGAAGTTGTAACTCTAACCGTCCGTGTGCCAGTTGCCCAACGTGGGTTAGAATCATTCTTAGGTGAAGGAATGAAGAAAGTACCTTGGAGATTACCAACGTTATCAGCAAGGAGACGACGATCTCTCACAACAGCACGAGCACCAGAGGTCAATCCAAGAAGGACTTCACCCACATTGATGTTGCCATAGAAGTTGGGGTTGACAGTCTCTGCCATTGCAGTGACATCGATATTCAGGAAGCTAGTTTGTGATGCATAGGATTCTGCAAGACCACCAGCACCAACACCATATGGGTCGGTTTTGTAACCATCATTAGCAGGAGCAACCTTAAGTCTTGCACCAGAGGTTTGACCCACCACAGTTTCACCAACCACGAAAGGAGTTTCGTTGGAGTTGGGATCTGAAGTAGAAGACTTAGTAAGCTCGATTACCTTAGGTGTAACATAACCAGTCACATTAACACCATCGAAGAAGAAATACATTCTTGTGCGAGGCTTGAGACGGTCGATGTTGAAACCGATGTTTCTGGATCTAATCCAGGGGATTGCTGTTTGAGACAGCATGGTATCACCAAGAGACTTACGGTCAATCTTGGGTGTAACACGAGTCCTGACACCTTGACGTGCCTGGTTGTTAACAACACGATAGGTGCGTCTCTCATGCAGGAAGAGTGGTTGACGACCCTGACCGTGACCCAATCTACCAAGTCTACGACCACCAGCAGAGAAACTACCAGATCTGTTAGAGAATCTAGAAGTAGACTGGACGGATTCACCAGTCCAGTTGGTTTGCCAACCACCCCATTGGATAGGAGCAAAACCATTCTGGTCAATCTGAAGGTCTCTAGCAACAGCAGAGAAGTCACCTTCAACGTTTTCAACACGAGCAGGCAGACGCTCAATATCAATCCAGTCGTCAGATGCAGGTGTCAGGTCAATACGACCGATGAAGGTAAAGACGTTGAATGGGTTAACATTCTCAGTCCTAGATGCATAAGGTTGTGTAATAACTGCAAGATCTTCATAAGGAAGCATCACCATGTTTCCAGAAGTCTTAACGACGTTGCTGGATGCACCCATGTTGATCTGCAGAGGCACGTTAGTGGTATAGTGCGAAGGACGGAGGTGACCCTCTTTGAAGTCCATGGAGCACTTATAGTCAATGTTGAGCACGTCACCGACAGTGTGATCAGTGAAGTCATCCACAACGTAACCATTCTTCAGACGGTCAAAACCGTTGTCATCATATGTCTTAGTGTTATCTGCTTGTACTTCCAGCAGAGACAGTGAGGTGTAATACTCAACGTGGGAGAGTCTGGTCTCCAGATCTCCAATGTCCTTCATGGTGTAACGCTTGATGATCTCAGGATAGATCAAGACATCACGCTCAACGTCATACACATAAGGACGCATCTCGATAGTTGCGAGAAGCATCGCATTATCAATCTTATCGGGATGAGGCATATCCTCAGAGGAGACACCCTTTACAATCTTGAGTTGATTGTCGTGTGTGAGATACAACTTGTCTGCTCTAGGAAGATAGAAGCAGTAGTCACATCTAAATTCTGTGTTAACCTTAGGAATGTCAAAGATGGTAGATCCACCAACACCACCAGAGGTATCAAACTGTCTAGATCCAAAGTCAAGCGACGCACAATTCACAAAGAAAGGTGAAGTGATAGTGCCAGATCCAGATGCCAACTCACCGATACCAGGACGGAAGTCAATCTGGTCACGGAGATAGTTAATCGATCCATCCAGTTTATACTTAGGAATCTCCTTATAAAGGATACCAGTGTAAGACTGTGAGGAGAAGTAGTCACCTGAGGACTCATGCAGGAAGTAGTCAAAGACTACCAGCATTTTACGGATTGGAGGAGAGAATCCAGGAAGACGAGTCAGTTTGCAAACATCATAGAAGTGTGACTTCTGACCAGACTCCAACTCAAACTGAGTGGTGATAACTTTAGATCCCTTAGAAACAGATCCTTCAGAGTCATCGACGATTGCCTGCAGAGGCACACCATCATCGTCAACACCATCGATAGTCTCACCAGGAATGAATGGAATTTCGTTAAGTGCAACAAAGTACAGTCTCAGTGTGCTGTTAACAAACTGGATAACTCGACCACGAGCACCAGAGGTTTTACCAACAACAACTGATCCGTTATCAAAGAAGGTAGATTCTGACAGCACCATATAGGGTGACTCAGCGTCATTGTCATCTTCTGATTCATACACAGCATGAATCTTATAGACATCATTCAGTGCGAATGAAATCTCTTCGTCTTCAATACGGGTGCCATACAGGTTACCATATGCCAGACCATATTTGGTTTGGTCATTATTATTACGAGTGCGAGTTACCTTCAATGCACGCATCTTAGCGGCAGTCTTAATCTTTCTGGTAACGATATTCTTAGAGATTAGAGCAGTCAACTTAACAGTGTTGACATTAGTCAAACCAGAGATGGTAATAGACTGTGCGTCAGCACCGAAGGTAACAGTCAAAGATCCAAGGTCATTGAGGTTGTCAATGTCCAGGTTGTCACCAACGCTATAAGAAGATCCAGACTCAGAAACAATCGTCAAGACATAGTTTTCGTTGTCAAGAGATGCAAACTGCTCTGATTCAGGCAGAGACACAGTAACACCACCAGACACAACGGTCTTGTTAGCAAAAGTCCTGTAGACAAAGAAGGATTCGTCAGAGATCGACTTCATCGATGTGCGAGGTGTGTCAATCGACAACTCACCATTCTGATAATCTTTCTGGAAGATGAAAGGACGCATCCTAACCATCTCAGCATACTCACCATCAGCGTTGCCGCTACCCTTCTTCAGAGAAGCATCAACAACAGCAGTTTGGTTGAGGTAATCGAAGATTGCAGATCCACCTGTAGCAATGTTACCAGTGTTGGTAGCAATCAGGGTAGGATCAACTCTCTTAATTCTAATAGTATTACCACCATTCAGAGCAGATGCAGTTGTAGTAACAACATCACCAGGACGCAGATCTTGTGCAAACTTGGTCCTGAAACCTGTAGCAAGGGTGCCACTACCGCTAAGAGTAACAGTAGAAGACTCGATAGATGCAGTCTCATTAAGCAACCAGTTTGCTGCAAATGTCACAACGTTGCTAGAGTTTCTACCAATACAACGGCGGACATCAGAAAGGTTATAGGTATGTGCTGCTTCCAGGGTGCCGATGACACGACCGTCTCTTTCAATAACTTCGTTATTCAGGAAGACACCAGAGACTTGCTCCAGTTTACAGTGGGTGCCGCTGCCATTGTCAGCAACGAAACCACGAGCACCAGAGGTGCGACCTCTAAGCACATCACCAATAGAAACAGAGTTGTTACCAGATGCAAAGTTAATAGCAGTAAACATCTGTGGGTCAAAGAACCACATGTCATACTGGTTTGCTTGATCGATCTGAATCTGGACAACACGAGCACGACCGATTTGGTTACCGATAATAGAGTTGGATACACCAGTATTCCAATCATCATACAACTCAATAACCTGATATGCATCAGATACACCTTCACCAGTCAGGTTAGGCCAACCATACTGATCATATACCTTGACAAAGTTACCAAGTCTAAAGTGGATAATGCCGTTTTCTACACAGGCAAAATCTCTAGGTTTAGCAGCATCAACATACTGTGGTGTAAGGAATTCAGTCCTGTAACCTTTAACGTATGCTCTACCAGGAGAGATCTCATAGGTTAGGAGATCATCTGTAGGAGTATTGTTTTGCTGAGTCGTCTGAGCAGGAGTGTAGACGCCGTTGTTAAACCCATCATCCAGACACTCTCTTGGTTTAATACTGAAAGTGTCGATAACGTAGTCACCAGACTCTTCGTAGGTGCGACGTGCGAGAGACTTCTCAAGCTCTGAGTATGCAGTAGAATCAACAAACTGCTCAACCTTACTATTATTGATTCGTAGCAATTCAACGAAATTCTTGTCAGTTGAATCATTGATTGCTTTTTTGACTAGAGTGGTCTTAATCTTAAATCTATGACCGCCAGGTGCTGAGTAGTTTGAAGTGCCTGCAGCGTTGTCATTCAGTGACGGATCGTCTTCTGGGGTAACAATAGATTCACTAACTTCCAGACCAACCCTATAAGAAGGGTTATTGCTATATTGCTCAAGGATCAGGTTTGCTGATTGGACATCAACAAAGTGACCTCTAATAAAGTACACACCATTGTTAATGTATGCAGCAGATGCAACCGCAGTAGAGTCAACGGGTAGCAACTGACCAAATGGTGATCCAACTTCAATCAGTGTTGTGCCAAACGTAATCTCGTTTTCGGCAAGCAACTGCTCGTTAGGTTGGAAACCTTTAACAGTTGTATCAGAAACTGTATCGCCAGACTCGATATACTTAACGTATAGAGTAACGTAACCACGCTCAGATTCTGCAGCAGAGATAGAATACAAGACCTTTGCTTTAACGCCAGTCGTGATGCCCTCAACGATCTGACCATGCAGTTGAGTCCTGTAGGTTTCAACATCGACACCCAGGAAGGATTGTTGCAGAATAATTGCCTGCACATTCAGGTCATAACCCACCTGACCAGGGATAACCATCGCACCTTCTTTGAAGAAGTGTTGACCGATGGATTCAATCTGATTCTGGAGAATAGATTGCAGAGTTGTTAATTCACGCGCTTGGATAGGATACCCAGGACGGAAAAGCACTCGGTAGAAATTCTTGTCCTTATCGAAGTCGTCAAAATAAGGAGCAATATTTAGATTGGTATTCTGGGGCATCGTTTAGAACTCTACTACGATCTTAATGTCTTCGATTTGGTCACCAGCACGAGTAATCGCGCCTCTATTATCTATGTAAATAACCCGACCCGAGTTTGGCTCAACCTCTGGTTTTGCATAACCGTTGGTAAAAGACATACCCAAGTCATACTCAGTGTTGTTAATAACACGAGTAGAGGATCCTGATACAATCGGGAAGTTAATATCAGGGTCGGCAGATGCACCAGATGTTGCACCCACGACAGGGTTACCACCCTCAAATTCAATCAAACTACCAGTGAATTCAGGGAAGACACCATCAATTCTATTCTGGTAATACTTGAGCACTTTGGTGGTGCTATTCCATGAAATTACACGTCCACGAGCAGTCACTTGCTGACCACCAATCGTGCGGGACTGTGTGATAATTTCGTCAGTGCTGAAGTTACCTGTAAAGGTAGGAGCAAAGATCACTGACTTTGTGGCGGACAGAGTAAGATCTGCTGCCAATTCTGTTGTGCCGAATTTGTTGGGGTTGATCACCAGACCAATACGACGGTAGTCGTTATCAGTTGGGAAGTCACCACTACCCTCAGCATAGGTAAACTTGGTGTTGATCATGACTCGATATCCACCCATCTCAGTGCCAGGTTCTGCACCGTGACCAGTGGTAGGAGGAATGATCACCTCAACGGTGCCGCCTGATCCTGCACCTGCACCGATACCGTTGACTTCATCGATGATGACTTTTCCGAAGGTGTATCCTGATCCACCCGAAGTAACGGTAGCAGAAACAATCCGCCCACCATCAACAACAAGCGAAACACGCCCGCCAACGCCATCACCTTTAATGGGGACATTTTCATAAGTGCCATTGTTATAACCTGCACCAGACGAAGAAATAATAACAGTATCAATCTCACCACCGATTGCATCAGACACCACAGCGGTGTCTTCCAGCACTGGCATGTATTCGTTGGAGAAGAATTTAAGGACTAGACCAACAGGGATCGTATACATATACTTCCAACGGTAACCATCAGCAGTTGTGATAATGCTAGTGGAGGTGCCAGTAGGCTCAACAGTAGAAGGTTTACCGTTAGGATCAGAAGGAGATGTCCCGTTGTAAATGCACTTGTAAACTTGATAGGACGAGTTAACAACGTAGAAATCTGCGTCGTAAAGTTTCGTAGCACCCGACGATGCCGTTTTGGTTGCGCTGTAATCATGGCGATACATATCATAAACATAACCCAGACCACCAGTGGTTTGCTCTGGGGGAATCCAGTCAGTACGACGAATGACTTGGATGGTGTCATTTGCGAGGACACGCTTCATGGAAATCATGTCAGCGAAGTCATCACTAAACTCTTGGAAAGAGTCCACAGGGTCTGGCGCTGCATTCTCGTTATCCCATGGTTGGGGACGACCAATGAAAACGTACAGACGGTCACGACTGCTTCCTGCATCGTTATCAGACTGAGCGGGATCGGGACCCTGCAGAGACTTGATAAGTCGGCTGGCAGTAAAAATTCTAAATTGGTCGGTTAGTAGCGCCATTTGTTACCAATTATCCTATAGATTTATTTATGGGGTTAATACTCGCCCTCATTTCTGAGGAAGTTGTTATACTCAACAGCAATGATTTTTGCTTGAGCACCAGAGGAGTTTCCTTGGAGTGTTTCACCAGGGGTAAACTTGTAAGTTGGATCATTATCAACCAGTGACTTAACATCCAGATAGAATTGACCAGACTTAGGTCCAAGTCTTCTATTTGTTGTAGTTGCTGCAATGCCTGATGTCTGTCCAGTAACAGTCTCTTCACCACCAGCATTAGGCACATTGAAGAGAGAAGCAGTTATATATTCAATCGTAATGATTGCAGTAGAGATGTGTGCATCACCATCTCCCAAAGCACCAGCAGACTGAATAGTTGCAACCAGCTGATTAGGACTGCCATCATAGATCTGATCACCAATCTGGAAGAGCGTGGTGTTGGTGCCACCTAATTCTTCCTCAATACCATATTTAGACGAGGCGATGCCTCCATCTAGATTGATCTGGTTTTCATAATCTGTATTAGCGTTGAGGAGATCGGGAATACCGTCTCCAAATTGTTGGACACCTTCAGCATCAATAAATTCTTCATCATCATCTTCAAACTTTCTGTTTTGAATGATTGACAAAGGACTGGTAAATGCAACAATCTCAGATCCTTCCGATTCAATCAGAGTGTGAGGTGCAACACCAGTACCTGAAGATCCAGATGTGCCTGCAAAGAATGCAATAATCTTAGACTTCTCATTTGATCTGCCAGCATCAATAAATGCCAACTCATCAACCTCAAAGGTTAGATAAAGTGCTCTCTCAGTAGGATCCCAGTCATAAACGATAGCAACTCTGTTAGATGCAGATTCAATAACACGTCTAACTTTATCCGTAACTTGGAATTCGTAGAGTGTATCTCCAGTGTTGGGATCATTCTGTAAAACGTCGAGAATAACCTTTTGATCAAAACGGAAGTTTGTGCCTCTGTCACAACCAGTAAATGATGTGGCAGTTTTACCTGTATATCTGACAACTTCTCTACCGAGAAGGACTTTACCAGATCCAGGATAAGGTGCAGTTGACTCAACGTGGATGGTCTCATCACCTGTAGTCACATCCGTCAAAATACCTGACAGATTGTAAACAACAGAGTTTAGAGACTGTCTGTTTCTTGCAGTCTTGATCAGGTTTGTGTCTCTAGTAAAGATAACCTGAGGATTATTTACATAACCATCACCACCTGTCAGAAGGTCAATAGATGTGATAGCACCTAGATCAATATATGCTTGAGCACTAGCACCAGATCCACCGCCACCAATAATTTGAATTAGAGGAGGATCTTCAAAGAATTCACCAGGGTTGGTGAGAGTAATTGCAGTAACTTTACCAAATGGGTTGACGCCAGCAACACCAGTTGCACCTTGTCCACCACCACCTGAGATGATGATGTTAACGTCTTCTTCAGTATAGTTTCTGCCAAATTCTTCAATAGCAAGACCTGTAACCAGACCTGTGACGGGGACCAACTCAGATCCAGATCCACCACCACCTTTAATCTCAGCTTCAGCAGCAAAGTATTGATCACCAAACTGGGTCATTTGGATAAAGTCAATGGCACCACTGCCATCTTCTTTCAGAAAGATCTTACCTGCAGCAGGGACAGTTGCATTCTCATCTGTAATTTCCAAACGTAGAGGATCATACCCCTCGCCTGGATCTAGCACTTCTACAGCAGTAATTTCGCCAGTAGCACCTTCAATTACTGGTCTAAGCACAGCATCCCTAATAGGTGTGCCACAATTATCAATACGAAGTCTAGGAGGATCAGCAGGGTCATACCCGCTACCTCCAGCAGTAACATAAACCTCTCTTACCCCGAATATACTATTGAATACGGGGAAGATTGCGGCACCAGATCCAGGGACAGTTCTTGGCATTAGACAACTACGATATTACCGACCATCCCACTATGGATGGTGCATTGATAGACATATGTTGTGCCTGCTGCAAGAGTCATAGGCACGGTCCAGTATTGGACACCATTCTGTGCTCCACTCACACCAGCAGTAACTGCAGATCCACCATTTGATTGTCTCAGTGCAAATGGGTGACCATTACCAGTGGTATTGTTAAATCTATAAGTGAAACCACGATAGACATAGAGTGTTGGATTACCGCCAGCGGACCAACCTTCATTACTGAAACTATAACCACTACTTGTGCTTCCAGAAACTTCAAAACCAACAGCAGCAGTTGCAGTAGCTTCCACTTCTCCGCTTGAATTGATAATTAGATTTTGATTTTCTGCAAGAGTAACACCACTAGCAAGATACAAATCAGCAGCAACTGAAACTTGGTTTGCAGTTGCAGTAGTAGTAATACCGTTTCCACCAGCAACCGTCAGGGTTGCGGTAGTAGATCCAGCAGTAGTGTTGCCACTGTCACCAGCAAAAGTTGCAAAAAGATTTTGGTCAGCGTTAGGGGAATCGTTAGTAATCGTTAGATTATCACCAGAAACAGCAGTGGAGATCCCAGTGCCACCGATAAAGTTAATAGAAGTAGTAGTAGAATTAGCCGTCTTCGACCCCGAGTCAGAGCCGATAACAGAGAAGAGGTTTTGATCTGCATCTCCCAACGTCCCCGTCATGTTGATGGTTAAGGTATCTCCAGCAATAGATGTGGAGATGTTAGTGCCACCAGCAACAGTAAGCACGTCAGTAGGAGCACTCGCAGTAGTAGACCCCGAATCAGCATTGATACCTTCAAATAAGTTTTGAGTAGTGCCACCGCCACCGCCACCACCAGTGGCATCATTATCTGGATACCAGTTGCTATTAGCAGCAGACCATTTAAGGACCTGACCATCAGAAGGACCACCGCCGACTGTCATGTCAACGTCAGTCAACTCACCAATGGAGGATGTGGAATCAATTAACTGAATCCAAGATCCATGTGCCATATAACCATGTCCCTCAGCGTGGACATGAGCAAACATACCATGGTGTGTTGCTACATCAGGTAGATCTCCCAAGGTTGCATATGGAGCAGACCACTTAAAGTATCCATCAGCACCGTCAACGTATGCCAATGCGCTACCAGCACCACCACGCCAGAATTTAATATCCCCACTACCATCAGGTTGGATGTTGATATCTCCATTACTTTCGGAGACAATTTTATGTGTCTTGACGTTGAGGTCTGCACTCAGTGCATCAAAATGTCCCTCAGCGAATTGAGATCCATTCCATTTCAACACTTGCCCTGAGGCAGGAGTGCCGACATTCACCAACAGGTTGGTGTCATTACCAAGAGCGGTATAGATTTCGTCAATAACGCTATTCAGTTTGATAGCACCATCTCTGAGACTATCACCTGTCCCGTCGTTTGCTGACGCTC